TCCCGCTCCATTAATTCTTTTACATTAAGTCTAGGCATTGCGCTTTGATTCCAATTGTTTGCTTATGTGTTTTTCTTGCCAATGCCTAAAGTTTCCATGGCATCCATCTGGCCAGGGCCCTCTTGCCTGACGGGAGACATTAACAGCCTAATGCCACCGGTGCGCTGAACGCGCCTGCGTGCAGCTGCCTGCGCCGTTTGCTCTCGCGTTTGCGCCTCGGCCCGCGCCTCTTGCTTTGTTTGCGTCGCGCTAATAGCGACAGGTGCAGGAGGCGGGGCCTTGGGCATAAATGGTTTTAGTAGTCCTGACATATTTTCCTCAGATTAAGACTTTAAAGTGCCTTTGACGCCAAGCGTCGTCTGGCCATCTGCATCGCCGCCAGCTGGGCCGCGTGAAGGGGACATTAACAACTTGACACCACCAGAGCGCCTTGCGCTTGATCTTGATTGCGACCTGGTTCGCGCACTGCTAACAGCTGCTGCCGCCGGAGACGCCGCAAGTACAGCTTTTTCCGCGTCTTGTCGAACGGATCGAGATGGCGCCGCCTGCCGGTTTTTTACATTCAGCAGCCCACTAACACCAGGGACATCCAAAATAGCCCCGGCTGTTTTTTTAATTACAGCACTCATTACCTAATCCTTGTCATTAAAAAATAGTCTTCGCCCTCTGGGCCGTACTTAGTCATAACACTTTCTACGTCGAAGTATACCGCCTTGGCGAATTTGTATGCTGTCTCGTTATGCTTTCGCACGGCTATCTGAAGGCGTCTAATGCCCAATCTTTCCTGGCAAGTATCAAATATATGCCTTGCCCCCTTAACAAGCGCTATCGGATTCCTGCTTATATTGCGACCCGTAACCATCCACACCTCAGACACACCGGCCCACATCGGGCGCAAGCCAAAGCATAGATAGGGTTCGTTATCGCGCAAGGCAGTCCAGGTTAGCTCCGGCTCTGCGCTTTCAATCAAGTATTGATACCAGTTGGGTATTAGGTCCACATAGCGCAGCTCGTCCTCTCTCAGGTCCATGTTAAGTAAGTGGCCTGGTTGGAATGGCACTATATGCTGCGTCGGCCCCAGGAAGTCGCGTCCAAAGTTAATCATTAGAAAATCTCGAAATCGGTTGATGCTGTATACGTCCCGCCAGCAGACTGATAAGATCCTCGTCTGAGGCGCCGTTGTTCGCCGCCACCCAGCATCAGATATCCGAAAGCGTCACCACAATGCGAATGTTCGTTCTTGACGGGGCTGTCTTTATACCGCTCCTGCCCAGCGCCCAGGCTTTGCCTCTTGAAGAAGTAGCCGCCGCTGAGACTCTTGCGCAAGCGCAAGCACTTTTTATCGACGATAAGACCGGGCTTCCCGCTGACAAGCCTGGTCATTGGCGACGCGCCCGCCTCTCGGCGCACCTGGAAGGCGTTGGACTCAGTTGGCTGCGCCTTGAACCCGATACTTCTCAAGTGGTCGAAGGCGGTCACTTCGTAGATCTCGTCGCGTTTGTTCCCAGCGGGGTCCCCCCAGATCAAGATCTCGTGTTTAGAGTATCTCTCAGCGATCCTGCCGAGTAGCTCCTGGCCAAACCGCTCCAGGCCCATGTCGAATGTGACCAGCTCGTCGCATATACGCCAGGCGCCCCCGGCTGTTCGCTGCCCAAAAACTGCAGCAGGCGTCAAGCCAAAGTCGACCCCGATCTGAATCGGGTAATACGGGTCCACCTCGACGTCGCCGCTCATCAGCTCATCGTCATATTCGGACCAAACCGGGCGCCCCTCTTGGACAAAGGTGTACATACCCTGGGCATAGCAGCGAATCCAATCCGCATTTTTTCCGCCCATTAGTTGCGTGTAGTAGCCAGGCGGGAGGTTTTGTCGGTTCTCAGCCTCTGGGTTTACCTGCCACCACTTGCCGCCGGACAGCATAAACCCCTGGCTTTCTGGGTGGTGCTCCGGGACCTGGCCCTTCTCGGCTTGCAGCACGCCGCCAGGTTGGCGAAAAAACTTCCAGGGAAACTGCCCTTTAATCGGGTTCTTTTCCGCCAGGTCATGCCACCAGTGGTCATTGTCTGGCGGGTTGGTATCCATAAAAATACCATACCAACTAGGTCCGCCGTCTTTTTTGTTGGGATATCTGCCGACTCGGTGTGTTAATCCATCGATCACAGCCTTGGGCAGCTCGCGGGCCTCGTTCACCCACGCGCCAGTCAGCTCCAGGGAGAGCAGCTTACGCACATCCTGGGGGCTGGTCAGCGCCATAAAGATCACCTCGCAGTCAATCCCGGCTGCCTCACCCCTGGCGGGCAGCTTCAAGTGGTGGGTAATTGGCGGCTGCCAACGAATGGACCCCCAAATATCTTCCGGGAACAGCTCTTGCCAGGTCTTAATCGTTGTGGTGCGCAGCTCCGGATAGGTGTTGCGCACAATGACAAACCGGGAATATCGGATGCCATCCCTGGGCGAGGGCCGCTGCTGCACGGCTCGACGCATAATCTCAGCAGCGCAACCGTAGGACTTACCAGAACCCACTGGACCCATTAGTCCGCGCACAAAGCTATCGTCATGCAAGAACTTCCAGACCGTTGGGCTATGGGTAAAGTCCAGGTCCATTGATGGCATTTGGTTCAAGAAACTTCTCCCCTTACGCGCAGCTCTAGTAAGCGCTGCTGCGTGTTGTTAATGTCGTTAGACAAACGATCAAGCGTGGCTTTAAGAAATCGCAGGTCAGCTGCGATTTTTCTTTGGTCAAGATCCACCATATCCAAACGCTTATCGATCATGTTGAGCGATCGTCGGAACGCAACGATATCCAATTTATCTGACATTTTTTATGATCTCCCGTAATGTGACCAGGTAATGCTCGTCGGTCTTTCGCTTACCCTCAAGCATCTCCTTGATGATCGTCTCGCTCTTGCCGAATCTCATCGACATCTCTCTCAAACTCATCCTCGCCGCCAGCATCAGCTGCCCCAACTCCAGCGTCGACTTCTCTTTCTTCTTTGCCATAGAACTCCTCTTTCGCTTCAATATCCAGCACCGGACCACGCATATTGATCCCCACAATACTGGGCTTCTCTTGGTTCGCCTCCATATCCAACAAGCCAGCAGCCTTAGCCAAGACCCGCAACGTCGCAACCTTATCGTGCATCTCTATCGAGACCCCGTCCTTAGTAGGCGTGATCTTCTTGATGGCCCGCAAAGCCTCCGGCGGTATCTCATCGAGCGGCTTTATCGTCCCATCCAGGTTCACAATATCCATGATATTTGACGTCCCCAGCATAAGCAACTCAGCGGCCACAGCTTCCTTATTGGCATACAAAGTCTCTGAACGGCCAACCCGGCGCTGCACCATACGCACACCACCGAATCGGCCAACAGGCGCCCTTTTATCTGCAACCTTGGGTTTAGTCATGGCTTAGAACGGGATATCGTCATCAGGCATCGCGTCACCGCCTCTGTGAGCGCCGTAACGCTCGGCCTGGGGGGTAGGTGTGGGTTGCTGTCTGTAACCGCCTCCTGAGCTGTTCTGAGAGCCCTGGGGGTTATCGTCGGCCTCGAACAAACTAAGCCAGATGTCTCCGTCTCGGTTTGGGATAGGCAAGCTCTCCAGCTTAATGCGGATCTTGCCCTCCTTCTCAAAAGCTACGCCATGCTTGATCCACACGGGCTTATCGCGGCCAGGTACTTCTTTTGCCTGGTTCAGGTTATATCGTTTCATTTGGAACTCCTTTTAAAAAACGACGATGAAAAACTGGAAAATATTTCTGCGGGACCCCCATACGACACGCGCGGGGGCGGGGGGGGCAGGGGGTACCTTTGTGAGAGTGAGCGCTCACACCTATTGAGAGGGGGGTGGCTGCCGCCAGATCCGTAGGCCATACGACCGTTTGGCTTGTTGACAGTCATCGCCTAGCACCTACTGATAGGCTCTTGGCCAACCCTTGCAGCACTGCGTTAAGAGCTGGGTCCTTGCTGCGCCCCATGGCGTGCCTAACGGGCTGCTCGAAGTATCCAATACCCCTGGCCATGTCTCGACCGTTAGACCTGCACCAGCTCGTGTGGCTGGTCAGTATCTCTCGCCAGGTCTCGGCGTCCAAGCCTTGCCTGACCCAGGTCTCCATGACCAGCAGGTCCCGATCCTGGAACGTCCGAGGCGTGCCATGTGCATCTGCTGCTCGTGAGAACATCACACACATTCTTTTTGCATCCTCCCTAATACCGTTATTATTACTCGTTAGTGACTCGTTTAGTGCAACCTCAGATGTTGCACACCCTGCAACCTCTAGTGTTGCACCCACCTGCAACCCCTGATGTTGCACCCCTGTATCCTTGTCAGAGATATCCACATCCTTATGCACAGACTTACCCACAAGCCCCAGCTCCCTCTCTGCCAGCTCGATCTGCTGCTTGACTGTCAGTGCTGACCTGGCCTCGTCCTCTGTCTTGATGTCCTCGTCGTAAATAACCTTCACCGTGTTGGTCAGCTGCTTCTTGTACTGCTTGCGTGCATACACCAGGTAACCCTTGTCCAGTAGCTTCTTGACCTGGCGATTGGCTGCTTGCCTGCTGATGCCCAGGTCGCTGGCTATGCGGGCCTGGCTTACGAATGTTCTGCCCAGCTCGTCGGTGTAGCTGCAGATGACTGCCAGCACGGCGAGCGCAGCTGTCCTGTTGATGTCTGGGTCTTGTACTGCTTTGATGGGCAGGATGCTGTACCGTCGCAAATCCTTTGCCCTGAGCGTCTCGAATTTCATTATTGCTACTCATCGTAAAACACCGTGACATAAAGCGCCGGCACTATGACTGCGTAGGACTTCTCGATCTCCAGTCGAGATACCAGGCTGTCATCTGTGAATGTGATGCCATTGCAAGCATCTAGCACTGCCTTTGCTATGTTGTCGATGTCTGGTTTGCCAGGTTTATATCCGCCCTTGTCTGCCTGGGCGGCTTCTTTCTTGTACTTCGGCCAGCTCTTGGGTATCTCGAACCGGGCCACAATCTTAACGCTGCACGGCATGGCTGTAGGACCACGCTGCGCTTTTTCCATGGCGGCCACCGCTTGGACCTTGATTCTGTCCTCATATTCTTTTGTTTTAGCCGGTGTGAACACCCTGCCCTGGCGCGTGAACCTGGGGCGGCCTTTGCCAATGGGTTGGCCAAGCACAACAAAGTCAATCTGTTGGATCATTTGTTCTTCTTTATCGGTGCTGGTGCTGGGGCTGAGGCTTTGACCCGCCAGCAGCTGCCACAAACCCAGCGGTCTGGGCTGACCTGGAGGCCATCTTCTGGCTGCCTGGGCCGTCCGCACTTGCTGCACAACTTGAAGGGCTGCGCCCTGCTCATTCGATGATTAACCCAGCTCATTGCACCAGCCCCCAAATAAACGCCAGGAACACGCAGCAGGCCATGGCCACCGCCAGGTGCAGCCAGCTAATCCGATCGCCCGATGGCTGCGCCAGGTAGTCCCAAATATCACCTGGCAGCGTCGACTGCTGCAGCGCTGCCTTGCTTACCAGGATAAACACCAGGGCGTTGGCCTGCCACATGGCCAGGATGAGTAATAGCGATGACTTCA